AAGTCTTTCCGCATATCCTGGTAGCTGGCTATATCTTCAACAGAAGTCCCCATAGCCTGCTCCACCAGCTGTGGATCATAGGGCGATTCGATATAAGCCCCAAAGATGGCATTAAGAACAGCGGATTCCAGCTCGGTCGCATCGTACTTAACCAGCATTTTTAACCGCTGGACCACCGGTGTAAAAATGCCGGTTCCTCTGTGTTGCGATGCCCGATCATGGTCAAAGTCATGAACCACAATCGGACGTCCCCAGGAAGTTTCACGGGGCACTCTTTCCCATGTCATTGAGTCAGCAGCAGCCCACCAGTCCCCAATATGGGCTTTACGGATGTGATAAGCCACCGGCGCGCCATCGTCATCGAGCTCACCGCCGCCCCTGATATGTTCTAAGTCAAATTGCTGTTGTGGGTTACTTAGCCGGTCAGGGTCAACAATCTGAATAGCCGTTGCAAAATGCGCACGGCCACGGCCAACGCGATCCTCACGAAACTGGAGGACGGCCAGCGCGTCACCATCAATAAGCTTGTGACGGAATGCGAGGCGGAACATTTGAGAAACTGTCAGTTTCCTCTCAACGTCGCAGTAACGCCCCTCAGCCGTTGACCAGGTACGAAACGCCGCCTCAACCGCTCGCCCATACTCATCAGCCCACGTAGCATCAAACGCTTTATTGCCCGTATAGAATGCCAGTGCGCGATAGTCGGGTTTTACAATTGGCCGGAATACAGCTCCAACCGCATTATCAAGAATCCTGGTAACGCCACCGCTGGCCCAGCCATCATTACGAACAAGGTCACGAACACGCGAAACGATCCGGTCTCGATAAATGTTAATTTCGTTATCGGGCGACCCCAGATATGGGACCCAGTTTGCCAACTCAGAACTGTAAGAACTGGCTGCATCATAGGGCGTTTCGCTGAAACCATTTAACGCGAGTTTGCGCCCCCGGTTTAATGGGGCCAGCGGCTTCCCATGCTGATCAAGTATCTGGACCATCAGTAACGAAACCTTATCGGCCTACGTGGCCGAGGAACGATCCCCAACTGAGCCTGTAACAACTGAATAAAGGCCATCAACTGAGGTAATGACGTTTGTTGATATGTAACCGATCGGGTCCCGTCTCCTTGCGCATAAGAGAATGAAACCCCTTGCTGACCGGTCATTAAATTAACGTATGCATCCTGGGCCGCTTTTAATGCCTCTTTTAATTGGGCGTCAGTCATCCCAGCCAATACGCTGTTATTGGGTCTGAACATAAGATTCCTTTAGGCTAAACGTTGTGAAATGCGCGCTTTCGGCTTCTCTTCGCCATCAACCTGAATAAGCACCCCGGAGCCGGGGAACTGTAAGGAAGGTTTTTCTACTGGCTGAGTTGAGGGCTCAAGTAACACCCGTGACGGTTCGGCTTCGATAATGCTGGCGCGGGTGTTGAGTTTTAACCCCATGTGGAAAAGACCACAGAGCGCCGCATACGCATAGACCCTACAGTCTAACGCTTCGTTAGCTTTGCCCTTTGGGAGTTCCCATGTGCTATAACGCTGGCCGCCAGACTCTTTAATAACAAGCCGCTCGGCCGTCAGCTGGGAGAAATAAACCAGATCGCGATCAACAGAAAAGTGCATGTAACCCGGACCTGAATTTTCAATGTGGAGCCGGGACCGTATAGAGTCCTTCGCCGCATTGACCCCGATAATGATCGGGCGAAATGTTCGTCTGGTGCGGGCCGATGTTCGCTTGTTTGGCCACACTGGTGATCGCTTACCACCAACAGCGGATTCACCTTTAATCGCCCATATACGACGGCCCTGGCGCTCTTTGCTAAACTCGTAAACCTTCTGGGTATGGTGGCCACCAGAGTCCATACACGCGGCCATAATGGTAAATCCGCGCCCGTCAGCACGCCGCCATACTTGCTTTAAATACGCATCAAGACGTAACCACGGGTCCGGGGTTTCTAAATCTCCCTCGATGATGTCAAAAGCAATGGACCAGGATTCCTCATCACGGCCCCAGCCAACAACCTCCAGCTCAAAACGATCATCCTGTGTATCAATACCAACGGTTAGCACCGCTACACCGTCAGGAACCTCAGCCTCAAAGACCTCACGTCTGGCCAACAGAATATCAGTGGCCAGTTTTTTACCGTGATTCGGCCTGTGGGGGAGCCCCATCTGGGTATTCCACCAGGCTAATTCTTTATCTGGATCGCCTTTGGCTTTGAGATATTTTTTCGCGATATCCGAGGGTTTATCTTTTTGCCACGGACTAAAGAGCTTACCGGCCTGGAATCCGGCGTGAATGTTATCGACCCCGAGACGGCCACACGTCGGGCATTTTGCCCGATACACGGCATGACGATCGGACTCGGACCACTCCCAGACCTTATCAACCGCCGTCTCATCATTAATACGCCATTCATGATCGTAGTCATTCAACGGGATATGAACGCTGTCGCAACATTCAAACGTTTTAGTTTGATGCCACCGGATAGTATTTAAAGCCCTCAGGCGCTGACCTTCCGACCAGCCCACGCCGCAGGACTCACAATGGAGCATTGCCCCGTTAACCTTGTGCTCATCCCCTTCTTTATCCCAGTGGACATGTTTAAAGAAGTCGGGAAACTGGCGATGGCCACACACAGGACATGCTATCGAGGCCCGCCGCTGATCTGAATCCGCATAGCTTGCTTCAATCCGGCTCTCATCTTCGATAGTAGGGGAACAGGCACGAATAGAAAGCCAGTTAAGGCCAAATGTCGCTGTTCGCTCCTCAGCCAGGGTGATCGGGTCCCCTTCGCGGGTTATCGGGTATTTATCCACCTCATCGGCAAGGAGGACACGAATAGGACGGCGAGCAAGGTTATCAGGGCTACCAGCACCGGCCAGCGCCAGAAAGCCACCAGTAAACGATTTATAGAGCAATGTCTCTTTCGAGTTTTTTTGCTTGCCTACGCCCACCAGCTTTCGCAGAACAGGGGTTACGCGCAACATCGGAGTAATACGCTCTTTAGAAAACTGCTCGGCGGCATCCTCTTTAGGCTGTAGCAACAGCATCGGGCAGGGATCGAGATGAGCGAAATAGCCAAATACATTTTCTAAGAGCGCTGTTTTCATCAACTGCGTACAACACATGACAGTAATGATATGAACGCCGGACTCCGTAACAGCCATCATTGGCCCGCGCGCGATTTCTACTGTAGATGTATCCCAGTCACCGGATGTACTCCCCGCCTCACGTGCAAGCTTGCGGTACTTGTCAGCCCAATCGGGGACGCTGATTCTGGGCGGAGGTGTCCACCCCAGACGGGCACTCCGTTTAAGCTTCTCAATCTTGCTCGGTGTTAAATTCGGGCTCTCCGAGTCCGGCAATATGTTTATGGACATGTGCTATTAACACCTCGGTCATTCTGTCAGCGGGAACATCCAGATCAGCCGCCATCAGCGGGGCTACCTTTTGTGGCCAGTTAAGCCAGGAATCTCGCTGAGCCCGAAACTCTTCAAAAAATAGCGTCTCGGCTACTGCCATTTCTATGACCTGCTCGCTTTGTTTCTCGTAATCAAGTTTTGCCATGAGGGCCAGATAGTTCTCTTTGACCCTACTGGCTTCCTCTTTCGTCATTTCCGCGCCGGTGGCCAGCATGATCGCCGTAACCGCCGCAGCCGTTCCGTTATCAGCAGGATCTATAACCGGGGCGCTGGCTGTCCTCTTACTTTTCGCGGCGTTGGTTGTGCGGCCGTCTTTACTGTTACGCAACAGCGCCAGCGCCTTATCGCTTTCCTCTACGTTGATATCATCGCCATCAAGAACGATATAGCGCCCAGCCTTAATCCAACGGCTAATCGTTTTACGATCAACGCCAGCATGTTTCGCATAGTCGGTCCGGGTCATCGTTGTCATGGGACATTCTCACTGGGACATTGATGGGACATTTTTAAAGGATCTTTTTTGCAAATGTCCCACGGGAAAAGGATCGCGTTTCCAGCGCTGGCGCGGCCTGAGGCCTCGCTATGCATACTTATGCAGTGTGGGACATGGGACACAAACTCAAAATTTTGTAGCTGGTGAAACACCGCGCGCGCGCAATGCCCGTGGAACAAGACCCCCACCGGAAGGACCCAAAATGGTTACGGGGGGTATCATCCGACATGTCAATGATTTTGTTTCTTTTTCAATCACTTTTTTCACCTTGCTTACTTGGCCGTTCTCAATGCCTCAGAGATCGCCGCGCTCATTTCACCGGGCAACAGGTCCGCCGCCATCTGGTTAGCAAGCTCGAAATACCCCAGCGTTGGCGATGCCTCCTGAGCGTCACCAAACCTCACCAGCAGCTTTAGCTTTGGCTGTTTCGGGCGAGGCTTACGAGTACCATTCTTTGATCGCTTGCCTTTCTTCTTGCCTGTTACAGGCTTGTACTTCTTGCGCTGCCAAAAGCCTGATGCACCGTTGATACTCCCAACAAACACATTCGGGTTCGCTTTCAGGCTGGCCAGCTTACCTTTAGGGAGGTTCCCGTATTTGTTGAGTCTGACGCCTTTGGGGTTAAGCAATGCTTTACCGCTTAGGTGGCGTAAACCGCCAAACTCCTCGGGAGCCAGATACTCAGCCGCTGTCGGCCTGATGAATACCTTTGCTGTGAGATTGGTTTTACGGGCCGCTGTGGACGCTACAGAATTGACAGTAAAGGGCGTGGGGTTATCCAGTTTGCTCTCTAAGTTGTCCTTTTGCGCTTCCTGAATCTTACGGGCCGTACTGGTAAGGGCGCGCGCAGTGGCAAAAGGAATCTGTTTTTTGAGGGCCAGCAGCTGGCGCTCAAGGTCTTTTAAACTCGCCATATGCGATCCTTATAGACATTTGATAGCCCGTTTTTGTAGTCGGGCTATGAGATGACTACAACATGTGTTTGCGTAACTACAACGCGTAACGTTCATCAGTTATTACGGCTTTCCCGGCTCATAGCCAGCATCTCGAAATACATTTTCTCGATGGCCAGAAAGAGCGCGCTAGGTGTGTCATCAGCCGCGCCCACCAACAGATAATCATTCAACGAGCCGGGGCCGGTGGCGTCAGACACGTTGATTTCCCCTAACTTAGCCTCAGAGTTGTTCTGATACTTCGCCATGACCTTATAGCGGCCGTTGTACAGCTGTACGCTATAGGAACCATCTTCGGCCGTGGTCATGGTCGCCTCACGCCGTAAAAATGAATCCGTGGTGTTTTTCAGCTGGGTAAACGTGATAACCGCACCGGCGACGGCCGCGCCATCAGGATCGAGAAATACGCCGGAGATCGTGACCATCATTTCCTCCCTGCCGCTATAGAGTCATAGGCTTTTTCACACGTCAGCCCTCTTATTCTTGCCCGGTCAGCGTATTGAGCGAGCTGGCCCGCTCTTTCGTCAGATTTTCGGTACAACTCGGCAAGCAAAACGGCGGTATCGGCTCTTGCCTGCCGCTCTGAGGCAATGGCGGATAGGCGGCCGGTTTCACTTCTGGCGAGCTGTTGCATTGTACGCTCGATGGCGAGCTGCAACTGCTTATTGACAGACTCAGCATCAGCAGCAGCGGCGCTAACCTGAGCAATTTGTTTCTCTCCATCCTCTCTGATCCTGTTGTTTTCCAGCTGGCGGCGCTGTTCCTCTTCGCGTTCGCTGGCTTCTCGGGCCGCTTTCGCTTCGGCGTCTGCCTTATCCCGCTTTGACCATTTATCTGACCAGACAAGCTTTTCAGCAGTCTGGCCAGCGGTGTAACGCCAGTGGCCGAATCCCCATAACAACAAAGCCACCAGCATTATTAGTGCCAGTGGCTTCCCGGTTCGTTTGAGTAAGGCTATTAACACGGCTGTCATACAAGCACCGCTTTCGCCTTATCATAGCGGGCCTGTCGGTCATCGAGACCATTTGTCCCGCCATTGATAATCTTCGTAATGGCTTTCACATCGCCGGTATGGTTCAAACAACCTTTAGAGACGTAGAACCACGCCGCAGACATAGCGGCCGCGTCATCCTGCAACAGTGCGTCAGGATTGGATAGGAGATCCACCCCGAGGGCCGCGCCGCATTTCTGATAGTTCTCACGGCCGGTGATTTGCTTCAACCCACGTCCACGGAATTTCCAGCCGTCACCCTGTACCGTATTACCCAGATTGGCTTTACCCCAGTCACCGCCGTAAACGATATTGGCGATCGCTTCCTGGTTAGCCGGGTGACTGCTGTTGCGGCCGTACTGGTCCGCCTGTTGCTGAGTGATACGCTTCGCACCAAACACGCCCACC